GCTCGTAATAGACAGAGTTGTAATAGTTTGCGGCGTTCGATACTCCCTGCGTGACGCCGATGATGATCGCGTGGCGCGACGGCTCGTCCCCCGCTGCGGTGAGCCGCATATATAGTCGCCTGTCGGATATGTCAAAATAAAATGAGTCCGCCGTCGTGATCACAAGCGCCACGGTGGCTACTGAGGTGAGTTGAACGCCGTCACGCCGAACCGATCCGACAAGAAGAATCGACTGCGCCGAAACGCCCGCGAGGTACACCGGATCGATCCGCTCATAGACCGCATCGAAGTCAACGTACCACACGCCGGCGGTCCAGTTGAAGAAGATCGACTGCGTCTGCCCGTAGTCGAACTCGACCAGGGTGATCTTTCTTGTCTGCGGGTCGGTCTTCGTGCCCATTATTCACCGTCGTACCAGCCAAGCGCAGTGAACAAAAGCGCGCAGTTGGCAAGAGTCACATTGGTTATGTAAAGGCTATAACAATAAAACTGGCCAGCGGAATTAAGAGGGATATCAATCTCAGAACAGGTAACCAGCCCTTCACCGAGAGCGGAGGCGTAGAATTCTGTATTTGCACCAGGATGGGCAGTGGCGGTCGTCGGCGCAGAACCGTTGTTATCAGAAAAACAAAGATCAAGCCTTGCCCTCCCCGCGGCGGTAGCATAAGGAGTGAGGTATACTTTGACCCTTATCGCCTTCGCTCCGACGGGAATGCCTTTTATCCCTGTTGCTGTTATTGCAGCAGTCCAAGCCCCGCCCGCGGGGGGTACGCCTGCGTAAAGAGTCCTGTCTGTCACATTCCCCAGCGGCAAATGATGGAGCTTCCCCAGATAATACTGATCGCCCGCGTGGACCCCTGTCTCCACGCTGCCGGGCTCGGGGATGAACTGGCCGCCGATGACTTTCCAATATCCCGCTGCGTCATCTACTAGGTCGAGGAATTGGTAGCGGAATATAAATCCGCTCTGATCGACGTTGTTGAGATAGCAGGCGACGTTGCCCGCGGCGCCGATCTTGTCGGCCCCGGCAGGCGCGATCTTTATCAGGCCCGTGGTGAGTACCGCCAAGTCCGTCAACCGAATGCGCAACCCCGAGCCGCTGGAGGCCGGAAGATTGAAGAGCCACGGATCGACCGTCGAGGAAATTGAGCCGACGAATGTGATTGGCGCTTCGCCCTGCACGATCAGATTCTTGCACTGATACAGAGAGGCAGCATCCTTGTAGAGCACCGCGACCGCTCTGTTCGCGCCATTGTACCAACCCTGCTTTGCGACATCCCATGCCGGCGCGGTATTCGAGTAAATGAACGTCGTGGTCGCACCCGCGGGCACGATGTAGATCCATGCCAGCGCGCTCGCCGTAAGAGCTGCCCACGTCCCGCCGGACTCCACCTCATCCGCGTTGAAGTCGTATAGCGCGCCGGAGATCTCCACCTTCGATCCCGATTTGATCGTGACGGCGGCCGTGGTCGCCATTGAGTCGAGGGAAATCGCGATGTAGCCAATCCGCTCCTTGTCTACCTGTTGCGCAGCGATTGTAACTTGTACTGCCATTAGTGTGCCTCTATAAACTGGAATCCGTCATCCTGCCAAACCCACCCGCCGGCGTTCGTAAACCTCGTGGCCTTTTTCATCGTCGCATAGATCGGATCGATCCCCCCGACCGTCGAGCCTCCCGCCGTTGTACTCGTCGCCATCGTGGCCGATTCAGCCGGGAAAACGATCACCGGGTCCCACTGTCCCACCGCCTGGCAGATCGCGAGGAGCGACTGCTTCGTCACGTCTCCCATGTGTCCCATGGATAAATCGTAGACGCGCGAGATCACTCCAAGGTCCGCGTATACCTGCCCCGTCATCGAGCGGGAGGCCACCGTCGTATCGTCCAGGCCGTGCGCGAATCCCTCCGCGATTTGTTCGAGTCCTTCGTAGCGCACGCAGAGAAATACGCGCCCTATCTGGACGTAGCCCGCGGGGTTCGTGGGATCGTCGATGTAGAATCGCGCATACCGGCGCGCCGTAGGGAGACCCGCGTTGTCCATGAAGATGATTGCCTTCGTCGGGTCTCCTGCCTTTTCGATTCCGCCCGGCGGCGCCCACGTGTCCGTATCGTCTGTCTGGATCTTCACCACCGCGGCTGAGGTAAGGTTGTGCCCGAGGATCAGCGCCGAATCGAACACGATTGTCTTCCCGACGCCGGCATCAAACTTGATCCACTGCGTCGCCGCCGCCGTTGTGCGCCAGTATCGCGACAGCCGGATGTCAACGGCGTTCGTCCCCGGATACCCCGAAGCCTCCCCGCTATCGGTCAGCGTCTGGAGTTTCGCTAGATCGCCGTAGCAGATGCGCAGCGGGTTCATCAGGGCACCACACTTCGCGCGCGGGTTAGGATGCGCCCGTCACGGCTTGCCTTCGTGATCCAAGTCGCAAACACGGTCCCGTCGATGTAGATGTCGTTCTGAATTACCTGGTCTCCCCCCTGCCCCGCCGGGGTCACGCTCACATGCTCGCCGCTTTCCACGTGCATCGGGTAGGAGTCATTCGGGTACCCGGGCGGAACGGTGAAGTCGCCGCCGCTAGCGAATGTCGGCTCGGGCTCCGCTACGATCACGCCGAGTTCCACGGCCCCGAGAGCGGTCATCAGCGCGGCTGCCGCGATACCCCACGGCGTGAAACCGAGCTGGGTAAACGTCTGTACTATTGCCTCAGCGGTACTGATCACGACGTTCGCCTCTGATATGTCACGATTCATTTCCCACTGCTTTTTCTTGATTGCCGCCACCGCATCGGCGTTTGACTTGTCGAGAGCGGCCTGCATGTCGGCATATTTTTTCTGGATATTATATTTGTCGAGAGCGGCCTTGGCATCGATCACGGCTTGGTCGTCTGCCGCCTTTTTTGTCGCGTCGGTTTCGCCTGCCGCTGTCTTCTTCGCCGCAGTCAGCGCGTCTTGGAGAACCTGTTGCTGCGTCTTGTCTTGAAGGCCCGCCGCAACGAGGGCCGTCTGCAACTGGTCGGCTATCAGGCTCGACTGCTTTTTGTACAAATTGTCGAGTGCGGTCGTCTGACTCTGGAAATATATCGAGGAGATCGTGGTGAGCGCGTTCATGACGGTACTGACGTCCGCCTTGATGGCGTCGTAGGCGTCCTTCCACGCCTTCGCGGTCTCCTTCGCCGCGGCCACTTCCTCTTTCTTTTTTTCTCTAATTCTATTCAGTTCTTCCGCCATCTGGCGGAGTCTCTCCACATCCGCCCGTCCCCACTCGGCCCCTAGCTCAGCGATATGTTGATCGGACGCCAAAGCTTGGGCCAAAGCTTGCGCCTTCTCGGTGGCCGCTGCTTCTTTTTTTTCTTCTCTAATGCGGTTCAGTTCTTCACTTAGGTGGCGGAGTCTCTCCACGTCCTCGCGCCCCCATTCGGCCTCCAGTTCAGCGATATGTTGGTCGGCCTGTAAAGCAATTTCCTTCGCGGTCTTGGCTGCGGCCGCCGCTTTCGCCGCCGCTTTCGCCTTCTTGTCGGCTGCATCTGCGGCGGCCTTGTCCGCTGCTGCCTGCGCCTCGATTGCTTTCACGTCCTCCTTGATCTGTGCGGCGGTCATCGCTATCGTGTCGTTCAGATCTTTCACTTGTTTGTTGTAGGCGCCAACGTCCTTGAAACCCTTCGTCCAGTTTTCCCAGTTGTCCTTGACCGCCTTCAGCTTCGCCACGGCCTGGTCATGCTGCTCATTCAGCACCATGAGATGCTGCGCAAGGGTCTCAGTGCCGGCTGCATATGCGGCGTAGGCGTCGCGCAGGTCCATGCTCGCCTGCATATGCTTCGCCATTAGCGTGAGGAGATCGGTCAACGGTTTGATCAGCCAGCCGAACTCCAGCGTTGCACCGTACCCTACTTGCTCGATAAAGATTTTCCATGCGACATTAAGCTTTGCGATTTGCCCGCTCAGCGTTGTACCGAGGGTTTCGGCCATGTCCTTGAAATGGTCATTGACAACCTTGATTGCGTCGCCCGCTTCGAGCTGGTCCTTCGTCATCCCGCGAAGTTGCGGGACATACCTGCCGAGCATCCCGATTGAGCCGTCAAAGGAACCGGAGAGACTGCGCACCGCGAGCTCCAGAGGAACCATACCCGTGGCCGAGAGATTGAGTGCCGCGGTCATTACATCTTTTATCTGCGTCTCGGTGAGGCCGAAAGTTGCCTCGACGCCGAGTTGCGTTTTGATGAGTTCTTCATCAATCCCCACGAGGCGGGAGGTTTCTTCCGCGAATGCGGTAAGTCTTTCGGCGGCGCGGACGGTGAGATTGGCATTGCTTTGGACGGAGAAATTGAGTTGCGTCTGCGCACGGTCCGCTTCTGCCCATTTTTTAATCAGTGAATCGATGCCTTTGATCAGAGCAGTCGCCGTCGCAACCGCAATCACTCCGATTGCCAGCCACGAATCGGCCCATGACTTTTCGGTTGCCTTGGCGGATTTTGCCGAGTTCCCCGCGGCGGTCTCCTCCGCAGTCTTCGCCCGCGCGAAGCCCGAGACGAGCCCGCTTTCGTCGACTGTCAACGTGAGGACAGCATCACCGAGGTCCAATGATCTTGACTCCTATCCCGAGCGAGCGAAATACTTCCATGGCGCTCCGCGGCTTCTGCTCTTCATGTTTCAACGATTCGCTCCACCGCCGGGTCACCTCGGCGTGCTTGCGCTTTGGCAGTCGCCCCTCAGCGATCGCGATGATCTCCGCCTGCCGGAATGCCTCGGCCGCTTCGATCGACTCCATGGCCTCGACGTGCGCGCGCAGCCACACCAGGGGCGTCTCCGCTATCCACTCGCGGAGGCTGCCCCCGTAGAATCGACGGAGGCGGGGGATGAGCCGTCCGTAGTCGGTGGGCTCGCGCTTTCCTTCGTCACCCCGTTCGCCCCCGTCGAGATGACGCCCGTGAAAGCCTGGACGATCTTGAACTTTTGGAGTGGCGTCAGCCTGTCGCGCAACTCCGGGGGAAGTCCTATGATCGCAATTGCGAGTACGGAGTTGACGAAGTCGTCCATCCCCTCGAGGACATCCGCGTCGGCGCCTTGTGCCGCGATCTTGCCCGCCACGCGGCGGATCCGCGATATCTCCGTGAGCGACAGCTCGTCGTTGCCACGAAGGTAGAACGGTTTCCCGTTGATCGCGACGAAATCCCGATCGGGATCGATCGTATCGATTGTGAGGAGTTGCTTTGCCATGCGCTTAACTCAGCGCTCAGGGCAGAGCATAGGCTGTCTGCGCCTGGACGACGCCGAACCGCTCGAAATCGCTCGATGCGTTCGGATCCTCGAGCGTCATGTACTTCAGCGCGATCCCCGCGGCGTTTCCCTCGGAGTCGAACACGAGCGTCACGGCGCCGTTCTCTACGGCCTTCGGGATCGCCCACTGCATATTCATCCCGTCACCGTAGGGCGATGCCCCGGCGAGCCGGATGAGAAGCGCCCAGGTCGTGACATCGAATCCTTGGCGCAACCCGAAGGATTTGTAGCCCGCAACGGTCGAGGCAGCCACGACCTCGCGGACGCCCATGCCGTTCATCGCCTTGGCGTATGTCTCCAGCGTGAGATCCTCCATCACGAGTTCGATCGCGAGATCCTCGGAGGTCCGGATTGCCTTGACGTTCCCGGTCGCGCCGGCGGTTGAGTGAAACTTCAGCGTCTCCGAGTGGACTACTTTCACTCCTGCCGTGTTCTGATTCCGTTTTCCGTTCGATCCGAGCAGCACCCAGTTCCCGCCGGGCACTGCGTCGACGGCCGGCACGGTTTCGCCCTCGTAGGCGATGTACAGATCGGCCGGGCACATGATGATTTCATACGGTTGCATAGTAGCTCCCTACCTCCCTCTCGTCGGCGCGCAGAATGATCTGCCGCCGCATGCACGGCCAAAATGTTACCGGGTCCCGCGTTTGAAGGGGCCCCGAAGCGACCGTCGCCCCGTGCAGGAAAACGGTCCCTACCATCGCCCTCCGCAGATTCTTGATCGCATCCGCAGCGGCCCGCTCCAGAGTCGCCGCATCGAAGTCCGTCTCTCCGAAGCACACCACGTCAACGCGCGCCTCGGTGATGAGGTTCCTCATCTTCCCCAACTGCCCGCCGGAGGCGAGGAGGACGATCACCTTGTGCGCTCCAATCGGCAGCCCCGTCAGCGGGTCCGCCATGTCCAGCTCCTCTTGGGGCAGCGCGAGGACGTAGATCGCCAGCCCGCAGAGAGCAGTAACCGCTGCTTGCCCGAGTAGGTAATTGCGGAGCGCGCTCATGTAGTCCGTCATGTGCCTGCTCCCGCTTGCATCTGGATTCTCAGTCCAAGGCTCGGGTAATGTTGCTCGGCGGCCGGCACGAGGAACGGATACGGCGGATTCCCAGGATGCAAGACGAACCGAACCGGATGATCCGCGCCGGGCCAGAACAGAGCCTTTTTCGTTTTCGGAAAGATCACGTGCGGTTCCGTTCCCTGCTCTACCCAGATCGCGTACTTGACCGCGAAGGATCCCCAGTACCCCCGCGCGATATCCCCCTCCTGCTGCGCCGGTCGCATCTGAATCGATCCCTGCAGGATGCTCGTCTTCACGTGGACCGTGGATTTCGCCGTGCTCACGCAATCGGTCATCACGCTATCCATTCCCCAGAGCACGGCCGCGCGCACCCGGTTGTTTACCTCCTCGCCTTTCCAGTTCAATGTGTACGTCGAGTCCGTCATCCCACGTTCCTCAGCCTCAGCTCGATGTGCGAACTCCGCGGCTCAACGGCGTCGATCCCCATGGGGCCGAAGAGCACGTTCCCCGCGCGATCCGTGATCTGCTGCACTCGGTCCAGCGTGGTGACGTCCGTATGCAGTGGCACGATCATCCCGGGCATGCTCGCCGTGACCGTGCGCACCCCGTCGCTCGTCGTCTCCCTCCCACCGCTTGCCGAGCGCCAGGCGAGGCACGGCACCGTTGAGAGCGGACGCCAGTCGTGCGTCTGCTGGCCGAACCCGTCCTTGTCCTGGGGGAGCGCGAACTGCCGCTCGAAGGTAACGCGACTCTTCATGAGCGACCGCGACGCCCGCCCCATCCCTGGCGTCCCGTATGCGACCGCCGGCAGCGGGTCTCCGATCTGTCCGGGATTCTGGAACAGGTTCAGCATGTCCGCCGCTGTCAGAGGCACCGAATAGAGCCGCACCTCGTCCTGGCCGCCGACCCAAGTAGTGGCGGCGGCGGGGTTTTGCAAATTGCCAACGGTCAGTATCTTATTGATCAGCACCGGCGTGTTCGTCAGCGTCCCATGACTGCCGCCGGGCAATTCCGCGCCGTCCCGGTATATAATCCAGGCGCGGCTCGCCAAGTCGAAGGTCAGGCCGTACTGATGCCAGGCGGCCTCGAAGGCATTTGCAAATTCTGGCGTGGCGTCATGCTGGCCCGCACGCATAAATCCCACCTGTATCGAATCGGTGCCATTGGGCGTGAATATGTCAAACCCACCGACGTTATACGTTTCCATGTCTATCAAGTAGGCATACGATGCTCCCGTGGGGGCCGTCTTGTTGGCCCAGAGCGATACGGAGAATCCCGGCCACGTGCTTGGATCAATCGCCGCCCCGTAGGCCGCGCGTGCAACGGAGCGGTCGGCGAAGGACAAGCCCAGCCCAGAGACCGAGGGCACAAATGCAAGATTCAGCAGCGTCGTGAGGTCGCGGCCATGCCCGCTTGCGTCCTTGCCGTCGCCGGCATTGAACGGCCAGTAGCCCTCGAGGTTCGCCGTGGAGACCAGCGTGCTCATGCGAACCACCTCAGTACGGCCTGTGAGAGAATCCTCGCTCGCGCCTTGTCGTATCCTTCCTGCGTCATGTGATGATCGCCGATTCCCTCAGATGTCTTTCCGTGGCGGAAGTCGAGCTGAAGCTGTACGAGATCCATGAGTGCGCGATTCCGGGCGTTGAGGTCCCCAGGTGCATAG